TCATAATTGATGAAGTACATCAAGCCAAAGCAGAAGTTCTAAAAAAATTACTCACACACAATTTAAAAAATGCTGCCATACGTTGGGGTCTCACAGGCACCATTCCCAAAGAACAGTTTGAATTTCAAGCCATACTGGCCAGCATTGGTCCTGTGATCAATCAAATATCTGCCAAAGAGTTACAAGACAAAGGAGTGCTGTCACAGTGTCATGTGAACGTGGTGCAGCTGGTGGACACAGTGGTGCACAGAAATTATCAAGAAGAATTAAAATATCTTATGACCCATGAACCACGCATGAAATTTTTATCCAAGATGCTGATGAGAATCAAAGAGTCCGGCAACACACTAATATTAGTGGATAGATTAGCAGCAGGGGAAATGTTACAAAAATTAATACCAGATTCGGTATTCATACAAGGAGAAATGAAACTGGCAGAGCGCAAAGAAGAGTATGATCAAATATCCAGTTCAACTAATAAAGTTTTGATTGCCACCTATGGTGTGGCTTCTGTAGGTATTAACATTCCCAGAATCTTTAATCTAGTTTTAATTGAACCTGGCAAGAGCTTTGTGAGAGTGATACAGAGCATTGGCAGAGGCATCCGTAAGGCACAAGACAAAGACTTTGTACAGATTTGGGACATCACGTCCAGCTGTAAATTTGCCAAAAGGCACTTAACCCAAAGGAAAAAGTTTTACAAAGAAGCAAACTATCCTTTCACAATGGAAAAAATGGAGTGGAATTAAAATTATGAGAATATTAACAGTGGATAACAATACTTTCTTGCTGTCCAAAATGCCTGATCAAATCACTGAAGACATCAGTTTCAGTGTGCTGGACAACAGCAATCCCAAAGATCCTGATTTCTTTTTTATGCCTTTGATCTTTATAGAAAGTTTTTCAAGCCCAGCCATAGTGTTGGAGATAGGCGGACATGAGATCAGCATGCCTTTGGATTGGAGTGTGGCCGTGGGAGATCCAGAAAGCGGTTATGATCTGCAGATTATTCCTTTGACCAGTCTCAGCGACAGAGGATTTGAAGCATTTTCGATTAATCCTTTGACAGGATTCAGACCTGAATTCTTAAACATCAATGTGATTAATTTTTACAATGATGTCAAATGGTATTTTCCCAAGGTCAAAAACAATCAATTGATCACAACTCCTTTGACTGATTTGCCCAAATCCAAATGTGTGTTTTTTATCAAAGATGTGAGCCGGCAATGTGAAAGCATTGACCATTCACTGTTGTACTGATGACAAAAAAGAAGAAAAAAATAGAACCAGATTCAATAATAAATCTATTTCCTACAGAAGAGGAACAAACAGATTTATCTTGGATGATAGATGGAGTCAAATTGCCTCCAACCAACACTAATAAACCAAAAGGACAAAAAAATGAAACTGTTAAACGATCTGTTAAAAAACACAGATAAAATATTGATTAGAAACCTAGTGATATTTCACACACTAATTATTGCCATAAGCAATTATCTTGTGACCATAAGATTTAATTTATTTTCGGAAAAAATCAACATACTAGGTTGGGAAACCAGTTTTCCATTGGCAGCAGCCGCATTCACTTTTCCATTGGTGGTGGTGGCCAGTGACCTCACCGTGAGAATGGTGGGCAAACACACTGCAAGAGCAGTGGTAGCTATGTCGATGATCCCTGCCATACTTGCTTCAGTGTTGGTGTTGCTGATATTGAAAGATCCACATGCTATTAGAGTTGGCATTGCTTCAGGATCTGCCTATGCCATAGGAACCATGTTGGATGTGTATGTGATGCAGTGGATTAGAGAAAAATGGTCAGACAATTGGTGGTTGGCGCCGGCGATGAGCACTGTGGCTGCCAACGTGATTGACACTTATACATTTTTTTACACAGCATTTTATCCGCAACCTTGGGTGCATGCAGTGGCGTTCAATAACACATTGGTAAAAATTATTGTGGGCTTTGCGGTATTCCTGCCTGCTTATGGAATGCTATTGATGTACCTACAGAAAAAATTAAAAAGACGCTTGGTAGGCTAATGCAAGAGAAACCATACAGATATAAAAAAGGCAAAACTTATATACATGAATCGCCTGATGGAGGTCAAACTGTGTATGCACGAGAGGTCGACTCCAATCAAAGACATTTGGTTTATAGAAGTGAGGAAACAGTGCTGGAAGAAGAAAGCCAAATGCGAGCGCAGTATGTAAATGAGGATGCCATAAAACTCTGTATGCAAAATAAAGGCTTGCAGAAAGCATGGGAAAAGTATATAGTATTGTTAAAACTATCAGGCTTCAACGATGAGTAAATTACCATTAAAAGATATCTTGGCAGCTATAGATATGAACGCTAAAAATGTTTGGGATGAGCTGTCTGATGAGGAACAAAAACAGGTAAGTTTCTTTTTGCTAAACAGATATGCCAGTGCTGTGAAAGGCAACAACACACAGAAAGAATTGGCCATATTCAAAACCAACGAATACTACAACAAAAATTTCTTTACTATACAGAAACATAAAAAATTGTTATGGTATTTGTTGTGCATGACTGCCAATGAAAAGAAAGATATCAGATATCATGAATGGATAGGTTACAAATTGAAAGATGCTGGATCACAAAACAAAGCCATCAAGTTTTTGAAAGAACTATATCCCAACATGAAGGAAGATGAAATTGAGTTGTTGGCCAAAATCAACAGCAAAGAAGAATTAAAAGAGTTGGCTGAAGCACATGGCATGGACAAAACAGAAATTAAGAAAACGCTATGATTGATAGACCATACACTTGTCAATACTGTCAAACCAGTTATACCAAAGAAAAAACACTGGCAGTGCATCTGTGTGAACAAAAACGTAGACATTTGCAAAAAGATGAACGCAGAGTGCAGTTGGGTTACATGACTTTTGTAAGATTCTATCAAATATCACAAAAACTGGATGGCACTAAAACCTATGAAGAATTTTGCAAGTCACCCTATTATAATGCTTTTGTTAAATTTGGATCATTTGTGTCCAATGTCAAACCCATGTATCCAGAAAATTATATCGACTATGTGATCAAAAGTGGAGTTAAATTAGATCATTGGTGCAGAGAAGAACTGTATGAAAAATATGTGTTGGAGTTAATACTGAAAGAATCCATGGAACCTGCTGTGGAAAGATCCATTAAGAACATGATGGATTGGGCCGACAATCACAGTGCTGATTGGAAGGATTATTTTAGATATGTGAGCTTGCCTAGAGCAGTGTATGACATTAAAGATGGCAAAATTTCTCCTTGGTTAATATTAAACAGCAGCACAGGCAAAGACATGATGAGCAAACTTAACAATGAACAATTGAGTATACTTTATCATGTGTTAAATCCAGAACATTGGTCATTAAAATTTAAAAGACATCCAGCAGACATAGAGTTAATTAAGGAAATAATTAAAGAAGCCAAACTGTAAATGAAATCAAAAGAAGTCAATTACAAATCAAAAAAATTTTGTCATATGTGTAAAAAAATTACTCCTCATGGAAAAGATGCCAGTTGTGCCATTACCAATTATGGAAAAAATCCATATATTCCTTGGCAATGTACCATTTGTTATCCTACCTCTCTTGACAAACTATTATCTACGAAGTTATAATAAATTATGCCCGATATTGATATAGACTTTGCTGATAGAACGGTGGTGTTAGAAAAATTCAAACACAGAATTGCCAAACTAGACACAGGCAAGAAACACAACACTGGAATTTACTTCACAGAAATTCCTCACAATCCTGTGGATAATATGTCCACACTCAATTACGAAGAAGCTGAAAACAGAGGATATTTTAAAGTGGATTTTTTAAATGTCAGCATCTATAAACATGTAAAAAATGAATCACACCTTATTCACCTAATGAAAAAAGAACCTTTGTGGGATCTATTACAGGAAAAAGATTTTGTAGATCAGTTATTCCACGTGAACGGTCATGTAGAAATTTTACAAAAATTAAAACCACAAAGTATTGAACAATTGGCAGCAGTATTGGCAATTATTAGACCAGCCAAAAGATATTTACTAAACAGTGATTGGAAAGAAATTATGTCCCAGGTCTGGACCAAACCTGTGGATGATTCTTATTATTTTAAAAAATCACACGCCACTTCGTATGCCATGGCAGTGGTGGTGCACATGAATTTAATTTGTGAGCCTGCATTACGCAGATTGGATGTACATGAAGAAATATAAAAACCCTGTAAAGCAAACTGAATTTGTGGAACGTCCCAATGTAAAACAACCTGTTGAAGAAGTACACACCAGAGAAGTGAAATGTTTTGGCGATGATGAATGGGGAGGA